TATCTTTTGAATATGTAATACCATCCTCGGAAGGAACCAAACCGCCACCAAAAGGAGAATCATATTTATCCTTTTGCAAAACCTTAATACTCATATTGAGAGAAAGAGCACCCCCCTTCCCTAAAAATAAAGCGTCTTTCTTTGCACCGATAACTACAATTGAATCATTAAATACCGAATTGGGAGTTACGTCGTTAATAGGATCGTATTTTGTTCCACAACGTTGCCGGACTTGTATTGCACACTCATAGTTGTATGATTGCGTAGTTGGTGTCTTTAGCCCAGACTCATAAGAGGCATATCTTAATGGGATCGCCCCTAGTAATTCGTTGGCATTACTCTTGTTTTTATAAATAGACAAGTCTGTAACAGGAGACAAAACACCATTTTTATAGGTAAATTGGTGCATCGTTAAAATATTAGGATATAAAACCTCCCTCTGTGTATGTCTTGTATTACCGTTATCCAAATTAGTAGATACTTCTCCGATATTTGATAATAATTTCAGCTTATCAAAATCTTCGGTTATCTTGATTTCCTCAATAGGATAATTACTACATTTTACAGTTACTTTATTATATCCCGGTAAAATATCTAAAAAGTGTTCCGATCCCGCAAAACCAATATCAGAAACATTCAATGCAATAGGTGTAGTTTTAGAATATGTATTCAGATTGCAATCATATTTATAATAAACACTTTTATGTTCTATGTCAATGAAATACAGTTCACCTCTCCAATCGACGCAAGTCCAATTTAGGAACTTACAAACTTCTTCTAATATTTCTTTTAGAGTCATAGCCTTGTTATCCTCGTCGAAGAAGTTTTGTTCACTTATCGTCATTTCTTCAAATACGTTTAGATCGTTATTATAATCATGTTCGTTTTTAGCATACACATGAGGAATAAATATAGACGAATAATACCCGCGAGACTGCTCAATGAACATTCTAAACAGTTCCCAAAAACTAATAAAAGTTCGTTGTTCAGCGTTCTTTTGTTTGTAGTTAACATATTCGAGAGTGCTCATAGCGGAGCTACATTCTATTTCAAGCTCGAATTTTGTAGATGTGTAATCCTGCGTGTATAACTCTGGATTTATAAAGCCCGTCCAAATAACATCGTTACCTCGCTTACATAATACTTTGTATTGTTGATATCCAGTCGAATACAAATTTTGCAAATAGTCACCTCCAACAATACGGATTGAAGCAGAAGAAAAGCGAGTTGGCGTATATAAAAAATCCTCATCCTCGATTGTCACGGAAAAAGGAGAATTACCACTGCCAACCAATTCAGTACTTTTTCCTTCATAATTCTCTTTTTGTATCTCAATCAAATAAGATACTTCCTTTCTGGATTTGAAAGGAAGCGTATAGATAGTTCCGTAATTTACCATAGTTTTTTACCTGTTTTCTTTATGTGGTTGTGTAATGCTAAAAATATGCGATCCCCTCTTATTTCGACATCACTGTACAAGCGAACGCCTTGATTTTCTATTGATGGTGCGATCTTTTGTGATAAGGAACCGTATAAACCGCTATTAAGCATTTGAAATAAATTACTTTGTTGTGATCCGTTTAGAACCATCTCACCCGAATTGAGTAAAGCCGGAACTTTATCACCCGTAAACGATGTGCCCGGAACGATACCACCCGTTGCAAATTTGGGAAGGTTGGCGAAGATACCCGTAACTGTTCCTACAACTGTGGCTATTGCGGCAAGATTGGCGGGGAAAGGTAACGACATGGCACTAGCCACGCCGTTAGCGGTTGCAAGCCCTTGCAGTTGCACAATCATTTGAGCGATAGAACCGATAGAATTTAAAGCAAATGCCATACCGTCGTTATTAAACTGTGCAGCCATTTGTCCCATAGTACCAAAGGCATTTCCGATATATCCTAATGACTCTGCATATTGCTCGTTTAGTTTTACATCTTTTTTCTTAATGGGAGACTCGAATTTAGGTAACTTAAAGTTTTTTTCTCCCTTCCCATGTGTCGGAACCTTATCGTAAATCGGTGCAATAGGTACGGATAAAGCATCGTCTTTCATCTCGCCGTGAGCGATTTTAAACGTTTCTTGCTCTACAACAAACTTTAAATTTATCCTCTTTGATTCGAGCTCATTTATTGTTGCTTGAATGGCAGAACGTGCATGCATGTCGGTTTCAGCAATAAGTTTTTTATTTTGCTCTGCGATTTGCGTGTCATACCAAGCGATAGAGCCCTCTTTCGATTCTTCCTTTGGCGTTTTCCCGCCTATTCCTGACTGTGAAGCACGGTTCGCCGCTTTCGTCATACTAGATAAATTCCGTCCCGCCGCCTCTGCCGCCGTTGCAACGTTTATTAAATTCTGCAACCATTCATCACTCTTCTTTACTAAAATCGCGTTATATTGTATTGCATCCTGATACTTCGATAACATCGGGCTTATTGCCTTACTCAATGCATTTGTATCTGTTGTTGTAACCGTGTGCACATTCATTCCAGAACCCACCGTTTCGTAAGTTGTAAATTTGGCTTTCAAACGATCGTATTCATCTACGAAGTCTTTATACTGTTTCGCTAATTGTGCCTTTTGTTCATCGCCTACCGAAGATACATCTAATCTCAACACTTTATCTATATCTATTGCCGAAACATCTACGCCATCAAGTCCTATTGCCGCCTTTACCATTGCTTGTAATGCGTTTTGACTTCTTTGTTTATATTGTCCTACGATTTCCTCTTGGTCTTTCAGCGTCTTGTCTAATAGTTCCCTAGCTGCTTTCTTTTGCTCTTCCGTTGAATCCTTATCTTTTAAAATAGTTATTTGTTCTTGTATGGTTGCTTGATTCTTTGCATCAAAATAAGAGAATGACATCTTTGTATTTCCTAATTGATCCATCGCGTTGTATGCTTCGCGTGCTAGACGTATCGTTTCGGTTAACCCGTTCATGAACGGCGTCCAGTCTCCACTACCGATAGAGTAGAAAAATTGGTCTACGCCACCTTTTAAGCCGTCCATAGTACGGGCATATTCATCTCCTAGCGTCTGACTGCTATTCATTACTTTATTGAAACCTTCCGAAGCAGTTACAGCAATACCAAGAACCCCGGCGAACTTCATAACTCCCGATACTGCAACGCCGGACATTTTAGAAATGTCGCTTTGAAACCCGTTTACATTCTTCTTCGACTTATTTAGATTTGCGTCAAAGTCATTCGTTTTAAGCAATAATCTTGTTACTATATCAGACATCTTTATGCGTGTTTAATTGTGATTCTACTTCTTTTGCTTTAGCTCGTAATCGTTGCATCTCTTCGTCCGTTACGCTCGTATCTTTCTTTTCTTCTTCATCCCACGGGAACCGAAGTATATCGGTTTGCTTTAGCGTCTTTGTGCTATTAGATTGCGCTATAATGAAACCTAACAATCTAGTTTGTTCCCACGCTTCCCGATTGCGTCGATTCAATCCGTCTATAAACGATTCAACCTCGATAAAGTCCATTTTATCGAGGAAGTAATCGGGAGCGATCCCGCCCTCACCGACAACGCGCGAATAAAGTTCGCGTATACTTACGGCTTTCGTTTCCGCGTCGTCACCTTCTTTTTTTTTACGTCATTTCCTGCCGATTGCGAACGTAGTTTGATTTCATCCAAAATAAACTCTTTGAATTGTTCGAATAGCGTCAAGTCATTTTCGCATAATTCGATAAATTCCTCAAATTCCATTTTGAACAATTCCTGATTAGAGGCAAGCAGAAACGAATAAAACAAAAGAAACTCGTCTAACATCTTTCCAAACTGGAACGGATAGCCGGATATAGTTTCGAATACAAAGAACGCACGGAGCGTATATTTCAAAGAAAAATCTTTTCCATTAAGTGATATTGTTTTCATTGAATAAGTCGTTTAGAGGGCGGCAAAACACCGCCCGTAAGTTATTTACTAGCTGCTTCCTTTGCAAGCGGTCCGGTTCCTTCGAAACTGATTGATAGTGTTGCTTTGTCTCCATCCGGCGCATTTGCTTCTAGCGAAGTGATAACCGCACTACCTGTATATGCACCTTCCGCTAGTGTCCATCCGGCGACGGGCATTTCGTTTACGCCAGGATTGCCAACAACGCCAAATTTCAGAACAACAGGTTTATGCGCCAAGAACAAAGCGAATAGTTTATCGTAGCTATTCGCATCTGCATCCGCGCTAAATACGTTTTCACTGGAAGCGTTCCAAGAAAGTTTTTTAATGTCCTTTTCCGTCCAGATACCCGAATCTTTACTTTGTGTGTCGATTGTTTCAGCCGAAAGCCCCAATTTGCAAGATGTGGCAAGTGCGATGGCTTTACCATCGATGAATAACATTAGGTCTTTTCCTAACACTGATTTTGCTTTACTCATAATTTTATCGTGTTTTAGTTATTATTCTGTTTTAAATGAGAATACGAGGCTTTGAATAAAAGTATCTTCTATAAAATCCTCATTCGCACTAATTAGTTTAGAATCGATCACATCGAAGTTATCATAACTTCCTCGTTTGTTTTCGAGTGATTTACGTACCTCTTCCGCGATTGTAACAGAGTTCAAATAGTTATCACTGGCGACAACGATCTCAACCGAAACTGTGTCACCCGTACCGTACCTATCTTTCGTATATTCCGGCGTTAAGGAGTTGCGTTTGTAGATCACAAACGGAAAAGATGTCTCCGTTTTGGTCGAGATAGCATATATTTTATCAGAAACCAATTTTGCCAACTCTGTAGAGTCGCTTAATCTCTTGTATACGTGTGCGCCTATTGATAAACTCATTTCTTTTTATTTGCTACTTTCATTATAGAATCAATTATATTTTTCTCTAGTGAGTTCTCTGCTTCTTTCTGCTTCGATTTGACCGCATTAGAAAAGAAGTGGGAAGCATTTATAATACCTCTATTCGCTCCTTTTTTGGTAGCTCGTTCTTTGGTTCCTGATTCAAACCATTTCAGCATATAGGCGCGTGATCCCTTTTTGCGTCGGTCGATCAGGTCGACCCGTGCGCCGGAAGCATTGCGATAAACTGCTATGTTTATTTCGTTCTTTAACGGTTTGAACGATACGCCATTCTTAGAACTGCTAAATTCCGCATCATTAACAGCAGAAACTAGATTTTCCTGTGCCTGTTTACGAATGATAAGAATCGACTTTCTAAGAGCGGAGGAAATTGCCTTCTTTGCTTCTTTATCGTTCAACCGTTTAAGTAGTTCGTTTACTCGCGTTGCATCCACTTCGACGCGATACAAGTTGCGCCCGGTGTAATTGTCGTTACTCATTGATTACCTCCGCTTCTATAACCGTTGCTTGTTGCTTCCGGTCGTGGTTAATAGATAGAATCTTGTATTTCTGCCCGTCGTACTCGATTCGCATTTTAGCGTTAATCTCTTTGCAGATGCGAATCATTATTGTATTAACGGTCGTATTGTATATCTCGCCGTTCGCTTCTTTGCGTGCGCCAGACTTAAAGCGAATGTATGCGCGTTTATCGAATACTTTCACCCAACTTTCAGACGTGCCGCCCAGACTATCGCGCTTTGACTCGCTACGGTAAAAAGCGATCATTTCGTTTAATAATCCTGCTTGCATTACGTATATCGTTTTAAAGGTTGCAGTAATAGTTCTATGTGCCCCGGAATAACTTGCGGAGTGGCAAATGTTACCGATTCACGGTTTGCGTAGTAATTCGCTATAAGGATGCGGATCGCGTGCCAGATACGCCGATCTATTTTTGCGTCCTTAACGTAGGTATCTAGCGGATTATTTAGATACGATTCGATAAGAAGTTGAACGGGTTCGATAAGCCCAGTTATATACGCGTCGTCCGTGTCGAAGTCAACGTTTAAATGCTGTTTGAGTTCTTCGAGTGTTACGTATTGTGCCATATTGTATAAATTAGAAAGGGCTAGAGCCGAAGCCCCAGCCCTTTAGTGAATGATAGGTTATAGGATTAGGCAGAAGCTTTTTTCTTTGCGATGGCAAAGGCTTCCGGGCGAGCTACAACAATATCATAATCAGTATTCAACACAAAGTTTACGACATTACTTTTCGCTCCGGTATACGGGTCTATAACTAAATCCATATCGCCGAACTGACCGATAGCAGCGTTGGAGAATACACCGAATCCGATAGAATCGGCGTCCATGTAGTTAGTAACAAGAACCGGATAACCGTTCACCATACCATTTTGGCAGATCATTTCAGCAGCCCCCGCCGCTTTGGGAGTGGATTTCAAAGTACCATACACCTTTGGAGTGCAAACATAGGCGGCTGTACCGTCCGTAACATCTACGCCCGCATCCATGACAGTAGATTCAAGTGCAACAATATTCGCGAACGTCAATGCGGAAGTATATTCTACATCCGGTTTTGCCTTTACAAACACGCCGTTACTTGCACCAGACAACGCAGCCCCCGAAAACATCCATTTGTTCAAAGTACGGGCAACACCAAGCGAAATTTGTTTTAAAACTACGTCCTGCAAAGAGTAGTTCGTTTGGTTGATCGCACGCTTAGACACCGGGATAGAAATAGATACACGTTTGGGTGAAGCCTTGATTTTGTCGATATTCAATTCGGTATCGGTAACCGCAACGTTTTCACCCTGAATTGTTGCTTCAACAGCCGCCAATGTTGGGAAAACAAGGTCACCTACAAGCCCGCTTTGCATCTTGATACCTAGTTTATCAATAATCAAGCCTTTCTCTAACGGTTCAATGATTTCACCGATTGTAACAGGAACCATGCTAGCCGCATCGGTTGTATCTGTAACAGTCACCGCACGTTCTACAACTTTAATACCGCCTTCCGATACTACTCCGTTGTATTCTTCCAAAGAACGATGATTAACGACGTCAAAAACAGCCTGTGAAAACAACACGCGACGGTCTGACACCAGTCCCGCGTTAATATCTTCAAGCGCACGGCGTTCGACTTTCATTTCCAAAAGTTCTTTCTTTGTTTTTAACTGCTCGAACTGCTCTTTCTCGCTTGCGTCGAGTGCTCTTTTTTCCGCTTCTGCTTTATCCAACATAGCGCGCATCTGCTCTTTGTATTGAGCAATAGTTTCAAATTCTTTTCTCATGTTTTAAATTGATTTGCGTAAATTATTAATTTCATTTAGATAGTCTTTATTCTCGCCGGACAACTCCGCTATCGTATCATCCATACTCCGCACCGTTACGTCTGTGCCATAAAAAGCAGGATCAACAACGGGAGATATATCGGAAATCCGATCAATCATGTGTACAGTACGAAGCAACAACCCGTCTTTCATTGAATAGGAAACTTTTGTTTTATCCTTTTCATTTAAAGCATACGCAAAAGACGAACCGAAAATATCACCGCGTTTAATCATTTCTACGGCGAAATCTCCATCGGGAGTATTAGGAGCCTCAAACCTGTATTTTAGTCCGTAGTCGTCAAGTTCAAGCGACAAAGTTCCCGCACCACGATTAGAACGAGCTAACAATCTCTGTTTATTATGATCTAACAGAGCTTTAACATCACAACTACGCAATAACTCTTCCGTTATAGCTCCCTTTTCGATCACCTCAACAAAAGCGCGTTGTTTTTCCCTGTCGTACAATACACGGCTTTCTTGTCCGAATACAACCGCATAACCTTCGATTATTCTTCCATCTCCAACTTTAGGAGCACCTAACTCTGTATAACTTCGTATTTCCATATTTTGCAAATATCATTTTACTATATGTTTGTTTCTTCGTTTTTGGGTAGCTCTACTTTTTGACTAGCCGCCTCGATTGGTTGAACGTTGCAGGAGATAAACACTTTGTCGCCTCCTTCAACGGGCGGTTTTCCTAAAGCCCTACGAGTATCATTCGGGGAATGAGCTCCCATTTCTTCCAAAGCTTTATAATAGCTTGCTTGTGTCGTTAAATCGGTTTGATATAAGCATGACAAATCAAATGAAATACTATATAAGTGAGCGACTGAATTAGGAATCAGCTTGTAATTAAATTCAGCCTCGATTTGTTTCAATATTGGTTGCAGTGTATCAGTTAAAAAAGAAACATTGCTCATTTCAGAAGCTTTGTAATTAGTAGATTGTCCGGCAAATACTTTATCCGGGTGAACTCCGTAAAATCTACATATATCAAGAATACTGAATTTCTTTGTTTCCAATAACTGCGCATCAACCGGATTTATAGAAAGTTGATGAAATCCAACATCGCCGGGAACTGAAATAATGTCTCTTCCTGTGTTTAGTTGTTCCTCTATGCGATCTCCAACCGTAGAAAGTTGAATATCCGTCATACCTGCACCGGGCAACCCTTTATTTATCTCTTTTGCACCGGAAACAAGCCCCTTTATTTTACTTCCATTCTGAAAGGTTCGTAAATTCTGATTATCTGCACTAGCAGCTATGGAAAAGATACGACTAGCGTACATTATTGTACTTACTCCTGTATATCCCCCGTCCAAACTATTATTTTTAAGATGGATTATTTCGTAGGATTCAAAACGCCCATATATCCGGTTATATGGATCAGAAATAATATAAACATCATTCAATTTGTCATAGGTTACTGTATTATTTGCGCATAATACAAGTTCGCTAACACTGCCGAACTTTCGACGGATAACGATGTAGGCGTTTCCTTGATTTACGATTTGAACAACCATATTCCTAACCATTTCAAAACTATTCATTCGTCGGTTAGGCATACGGGTTAATATCGTATATAAATCGTTTTCCTCGTCTGGTGAGAAATATCCATCTTTTTTCCGTTTAATTATAAGCGGTAAAGACGCGATAGTCCCCGAAAGAATAGAAGTACATCTATATGCGGCTGAAAGTTTCATTGCTTGATTACTGTTATGCACATCTATTGGCTGACCGGGTAACGATGGTAATCGGGAGTTTATCGCCGCATCTTTATCCGTTGTGCTCATCTCTGCATTTAAGGCGCGTTTTTGCGTCTTTGAACGTCCCAATTCAAAATTAAAAGATAGTTTCATTATACCTCCATGTTATTAAATAAGTAGAATGTCATTAGGTTTGTTATAGTCGAATCAATCTTCGCGTTATGCGTTTTCTTGACTGGCTTCTTATTCATGTTCCGATCTTCGTCTAATACCGCATTACTAAAACAGTACGGCGTAATCGGATTAGGGCTAAAGGTGAGCTTACTCCGATACAAAGCAAGTTCAAAGGATTCGATAGGGCTTGTAAACGTTCCGTATGTCTGTTTAACAGGCTTAATATATTCACTCGCACCGCCTACGGAATAAGTAAGAAGATTTACAAATTCAGCCGATTTATAAGGATCATAGCCAACTCCCATAATTTGTAGATACTTTGCACGCGCAAGTATATCGTTTACTATTTGCTGATAGTCGATAATATCACCGTCACACAGAATTAAATATCCCGCTTTCGCCCAACCTTCGTAAAGTTCCCGATTCGGATGATCTTTCAAAGCTCCTTCCGGAAAATAGTAATCCGTATGTGAATGAAAAGAACCGCTTTCTTTCGAATAGATATTATAAGTAACCGTAGAAAAGTCGTCGCGAACGGATAAATCGACCGCCGCCATTGTTAACGGATAAGTACCTATATTCTCTATTTTAATATCCTTAAACCGTTCCTCGATCTGCTTTGCTTCAATCCATTTTGTTGTCGAATCAACCGCAAACACATTAAGTAACTTTGTCCGAAACTCTAGCGCGTCCGGTGCGCTATATAAAGCCTTCTGGTATGCATCGATATAGAAATCTTCATAAACAGTTATACCCATGTGTGGTTGCACTTTACGCCACGTTGCCGGATCGCCTTCCTCATCGTCTACGTCCGGCTCAAAGATGTGCGCAAATATGGAATCATTTTCAATCTCACCTCGTAGGATCGATTTATACATTTTGAGCATTTCGACGAATGGAGCCGTTTCTTTATCGGATGCGGTCGTAATTACTACGGTTAAAGGGTTGAGCCGTGCGCCCATTGAGGACGTTAAAACGTTCTTCAATGCAGCGCTATCGGCTTGTGAATACTCGTCTACTATTACCATGCTTGCGTTAAGTCCGTCTAATTTATCCGGGTTAGAGGCAAGGCAACGGGCAAAAGAGGTTTTTCCCTTTATGCGGTTATATATGATTTCTCGATTAATTTTGAAGTGTCTAAACTTCGGATCGAGAGACTTTAAAATATTACGTATTTCATCAAAACAAACTTTCGCCTGATTATATGAGTTTGCAGCAACGTATGTTTGTGCGTTCGCATCACCGAACAACAAATCGTTAATCGAAAGACTCGCTACGCTTGTTGTCTTACTGAATTTACGTGGAACGAATAGAAGAGCTTCACGAATCAAACGTTTGTTTGTTCCGGGCTTGTAAAATGCGAGAATGTTAGAGAACTGAAACACTTGTATCGGAGTCAGCTTGTATCTAGTTTTTCCCTTCGTGCCGGAAAACTTCAAACGCTCATAGAACGTGACGAACTTCTTTACTTCCTTGATCCGAAATTCGTATTTATCGAGGAAAACAAAGAAGCGGTGAACGGCTAGTAACTCGTAAAGGTTGTGCGCGTCCGGATTGTTAATACAACCTTTGATATACACATTTAGTCTTTCGTCTGCCTTGTCTAGCTTATACGAATCAACGTCGATGTTATGCAAGTCGGAGATAACCGACTGCTTTAACGCTATCAGTTTATCTCTATTCTCCTTGTTCATCGCGATCTATTTTGTTTACTTCGTTAATCAAGTCGTTTACTTCGTCGTCGTCAGATGCAGAAAGCGTTTGAAAGGTCAAGCCAAGTTCGCGTAATTGTTTGCGTGTTGCTTCGAGCGCATCGAATAAAACTTTGAAAGCAGGATGTGCCGTAAGTTTATCATTATTTTCGCGGGACACTTCTTTCACGTATGACTTCATACGCTTCTTTGAAATATCGTTTAGTGCAATTTGAAACGCCATATATGAACCTGCGCAAAGAGTTATACAGAGGTCTAAATCTTCCGTATATGTTCCCTGCGACTCCATCGCGGCGCGAATCTTTTCTTTTATATCGTCCAAATCACACATTTATAGGCTTTTTGCATATAGGAAAAGATCGCAAGTATTTGGTAGCTCGGAAGATGCGCACAAAAAGCTTACCCCCAACGCGCACCCCCTCGTTTCAAAAATTACTCGCGCGTGTAAATATGAGGTGAGGTGGGTTTAGTGTATCGCGTTAAGAAATAAAAAACCGCCCCCTCTTAACGAGGTGAAGCGGTCTAAAATAAAATCTAAGATAGTTGTCAATTACTATTTCTTGCATTAGCCATTTCTTGTCGTATTTTTCTCATTAAATTATCATATTCAGTATTTGTAATTCCGAATTTATTCTTCAATGAAAACATGTTTCTTCTCACTTTTGACAATTTAAGCAAATAATCATCATCACCTATAAGTTGGACTTCATGTTCAAATTGAGCAGCTGTAAACATTTCGTCCAACTCATGCACCTCTTTATTAAATAACATTAATAAATTATCACAATCGAAATTACTATTCTTTTCTTTAGTAAACAGTATATCCACTTTACTACTTAGGTCAGAAATCTGCGACAAAATTAGATTAGCCTTCATTGTAGCACTATCTCCTTTCACAATAGGAATAGATGCCGCAGAGTTTAAAGCCAAAAGTTTAACTATAGAGTTTACATTCCCGACTTCATCTTTAGAAGAGAAAGTATCCTTCAAAGCAGTAGTAATCTTCCGTTGTGCCTCTATGACATCTCTATAACCCATTTCTCGAGAATACTCAATATACCTTAATGGATTGATGTCAAAAATTTTAGGTGTTCCTTTTTCTTGAATAAGAACTACTGGCATATCAAAAGCCTGTCTAATCCCTAATTCAAATAAGACATTCGGATTTCTTGAACTTAAATCACAAATTGCAATAGGAGTTTCCAAAAGCTTATTCAAAATATCTAGTTGTATTAAGTTTGTTTTAGCAACTTCGTCACCTCGTATCGGATTAAATTCAGCTTGGAAAACTGCAGGTTTTATAATATCTTCATAAACTTTTGTAAAATGCCCAGAATTATAACCGTCACAATCACCAATAGGCATTATCACAAAACAATCTTTCTTATCTTCATTCATAGCTGTTAAATTTAAAAATCGTACAAATATAAGAAAAGATTCTCATAACTTGTATCCGTTATCTATGAGAATTTTTAACAAAAATATAAAATAATCTATTTCAAAAACTTCTCAACAAACCGTTCCGTCGCCCTCCGATTATTCGCCTGTATCACCTCTTTCGAATGACTGAAAGCGCGTCGATGTGCATCAGAGTGGCACGAATGGCAGAGGCTTTGCAGATTGTTATAATCAAACATTAGTTGTCTCATTCCGAGTTCGTGTGATACGGACTCAACCGGGACAGTGTGATGTACTTCCGTTGCAAGCGTACTGCGATTGTTCGCTTCGCACACTTCACAAACCGGATTGCTTTGTAGCTTCTTAGCTCGAAGTAACTTCCATTTGTTGGAGTTAATCATCTTAATGTAATGCGGGTTTCTACTCATTGTTCGTCATAATTAAAAAGAATCTTATCACATTGATAACAATCGTGCAACTCCTTTCGTGTCGCCTCGATGTCGTCCGTTTCTATCTCAACTAAATGCGTCTCGGACACATCGCCCGATTTGCATTGAATACGCCTGATTATATACATAACGTTTCGATCCGGTCTAATCCGTTAATAAGTAATCTAATCCGTGCACAATTCCCGTCGCATCGGGTCGATTGTGTTTCCTGTTTATGTATCCGGCTTGCACAGCCTTTGCAGTTCTTAGACGGACACATTTGTTTATACACTTCGATAGCTTGCCGCCTCGTTTCGTCTCTCTGTATCCGAGCCGCTTCGATAGCGACTTTTCGAATTAAGCCACGCGAGCGGATGCGCTCGTTTGTGGCTTGTTCGATGTACTGTTTTACTTTACTCATTTTACCGTGTTATTTTTAGGTTTGTAATTCCATCCGTTTAACTCGTAGACTTTCCGTTTCGCCTCTTCCTGCGTTGCCGCATCATCTACCTTTGTGTCTCCGTCTGGATCGCGACGATAGATATTGAAGTGTCGAAAACGAGGGGAATAATAATACTTTGATTGATTTTGTGTTTGGCTCATTTCTTTTTGTGTTATGATTATTTCCTTTTATTCATTTTCTTCCGCTTCCGGTCTTTTTTGATTTGATTCGCAGTACGTCCACCTTTCGAAGAGGAATTTTTCCAAGAAGGTGGGACGGTTTTCCAAGGAGTAGACTTTTCTTCATCTACCATTTTCAGTTCCCTATAGGGAATATCATAAGGTCTGTTTTCGTATCTATATGTATTCATATCTTTCTTGGATTTGATAAAAGGGCACGCCTCCGAAAAGAAGTATAAATTGTCACATTTAAAACTTTACCGTCAAAAATGGAGAACGTACCCAGATTATTATTAATTTTGTTATGTCACATTTAAAACTTATATTTATGAAAAAATTTATTCAACTATCATTTCGTGAGAAGTCTTTCAAAAAATACCTTATTGATATAAATAAGATCGACTATGTTATAGAAGATGAAAATTCTAATATTGGTTCTTTTGTCTATTTAGAAGGTCTAGAAAAGCCATTTCATGTATTAGAATCCGTTCGTTCTATAAATGATTTGATTTCGGAGAATTCCCAAGAACAAAGTTTGCCAATTCATTTGCAACACTCAATATTTCGCAAAAAGTAGGAGACAGATTTAGTTCTCTCTCTTTAATTATTATTGCTTGCTCCCACGCCCATTTTCGGACGCTGGTCTCAAATTCTTTTGTTTTTACTTTCGTGTTCATAGCCTTCCTTTCTATCTTGTTTTACGCTAATTGATTACACAAACATTCTAGGCTGCATCCGCGACAAAATGATTTTATTCGCATCTGCATAGAACTTCTTCTTTATCTCAAATCCGTATGCTTTTCGCCCGCATTGAGCGGCTGCAAGTAATGTTGTACCACTTCCGGCGCATGGGTCTATTACAACATCACCCGCATCGGTGAAAAGTTCGATCAACCGCTCAAGCAACGGAACTGATTTTTGTGTCGGATGAATCCGCGGTGTATCTGTGTCTCTAGGATAATCGAAACAATTAAATACCATCCGACCGCCATTATTGAATTTTGGCAGTTTATCCCGATACAAGAGTACACCATATTCACAATTACCAACGACCTTCATATTAGCCTTTAAAACTTGTGCCGAAAAGTTCTTTTTAAATACCAGATTGATATAATTGTTCAGCCCGTATTCCTTCGCTTTCTGTATAAGTTCGAATTGTTGCTGAAATTCACAAAAGACAATCATACAGGGGGATTTTCCTTTTTCTTTTGGCTCTTTAACGAGCATCTTGCTACAAAAGTGAAGAAATTCAGTAATTCGAAAATCCTTATCGGTATCGAAAAATTCTTTTCCGGCTAATTCGCTTTCTCCATTAGAATTGTCTCCGTCGATATACCAAGATGGATTAGAACCGTATGCGTTCTTCCCGATGTTGTAGGGAATATCCGCAATGATTAGTTGTGCTTTCGGAATACCGTATGTTTTATAGTTCTGGAAATGGTCGTTAAATAGTTCTACGTCTTTCATCGAAACAATAATATTAATCGTTAATAATCTCGTCCTCATTCTCTACTACTTCGCTTTTTACAGGTTTCTTCACCGGAACGCGAATCGCCTTTTCCGTGAACTTACTCGATAGATACCTATTCGCCTGCTCCCAATCCGCAAAGTGTAAATTCGGATCAGTATAGAGCGAGATAATCGTAGAGTTTAATTTATCGAGTGCTCCGAAAGCACTTGAATTTATCGTACCGTCTAAGGGTGAAAACTTGGTAACTAAACCGTTGTAATTCTCTGATACAAATCGGTCTATATACTTCCGATTCCGTTCATTTGCCGCGACGGGGTCTGCCGATATGTCGTGCAAATAATTTGTGTTTGATAGCTTTTTAACCATATTAAAATCCTTCTAATCGTTTTTGTCCGTTCATTTCGTCTACCTTGTGTTGTGGTAGTTTTCGTTTTGGTTTTACATACTCGAAATGTCGTTCCGCCTGTGATAGATCGTAGAACATTTCTTTGATTTCGTCCGGTAGTACTTCTTCATCATCATCGCCGGGCATCGGATCGGCAACCCGGAGAAAGCAGCCTAAAATGTACTGCATAATCTCGTATGTGCTTTTGAAATGATAGTCAGCGCGAATCTTATCGAGCCTTTGCCATTGTTCCAGATCGACGCGAACCGGAATCTTTTTAAAATACACAAGTTTCTTTTTTCTGCTTCGCATGGTTTCGTTGTATTAATTATCTTCTACTAGCTCCGTTCAAGTCCAAGACGTTAAACATTTCATTTATTCGATCCGCGATATACGCGCCGTAAATACGCTGTATTTCCTTAATCGTTAAGTTCGTTGTAACATGAGTTATTGCCTCATGTCTCAACTCGTACCGACATTGGAAAATATACTGCATCACGTTTAGTTCAGTACCGAAATACTTTGCCGGGATTGGCTCGCGTCCTAGTTCATCAAAACAGATCATTCGCGGCGTACCGTTGTTGTAAGTATACAATTCTAGTGCATCCTTTCCGCGCATCGAAAAGCCGTTTGCAATACAGGAAGCCGAATCAATCCTAAAACCACCGATCGGATAGCCGCCCTTTGCTTTGCCGCGTGTGAAATAGCTATATCGGTTTAGAATCTGCATAATAGTGCTTTTTCCTGTACCGATGTCGCCTCGTAACAATAGCCCTTTATTTGAATCTAGCTTCTCGGATCGTCCTTCAGTATACAAAAACAGTTGGTTCATTATGTTTCTATTCGAATCGTCAATCTTAAAACCGGGGCAAACGTATTTGCAGCACGCTTTAAACCATACCGGACGCTTCTCTACTTCTATCGGCTCGTCATAGTACGGTAGTCCGTATGATAGAATCGCCGCTATCGGTAGAGTCTGTTTGCTTCTTGTTTCCATATTCGTTTTTATTGTTCTTTAGTTCAAAAAATCCCGCCCAATTATTCGCAATCGATTCATCTACGATTTGAGATGCGACCGCCGGATTACCTTTGCTCAATTTCACTAATTTGTTGTAACACGCTTTGAGTGACTTTTCCGATTTGTAATTTTCCCGCCTGTCTTTCTTGTATTCAAGCCAGAGCGAAAACGCTTCTAAAAACTCGTCAGATATAAAATCAAAATCTCCATGAGAGACTTTAGAGAGTATATTTCTGTTTGGTTTCTGTTTTAGTTTATTATAGTCTGTACTATCCCCTGTATCATTGACTCCCTTATCTACTGTATCATTGGCTGTCTGATTGACTCCCTTATTGGCTGTCTGATTGGCTGTAAAATTTACAGTAGTAGTTACAGTGGTTTTAAATTCCTTCACGAAAGAATAAGAGCTTATAATACGTTTGTTCTTACCAGATTTATAATAAATCAATCCTGCATTTATTAAAGACTCACGGGCTTTTATTAGTGTTTTCTCATTCACGTTAAGCGCAAAACAAAGTTCAATGTTCGAGCAATCGAAAACGTCCCTCCAATCTTCGCCGTTACAAATAGCCACTAATTCGTAAAAAAGGGCTTGCTCGGTGGCGGTAAATCTGAAACGTCGTCGCGCTTTTCGCATCTTTTCAGTTAGCGTATATCCGTCTATATTCATCACACTTATAAAGTCTATCGAGCGACATAATAACTACAAATCCTTATCCCGATCGCCCGCCCCACTTTCAGGACGGAACAATAGCAAATAAAATTATTCTCTCTTCCTCCGTTGCGACACGTTCGGCAATCGTGTTTTACTGGTTTCTGTACTGTTTTCTTCACCATTCTTATACCTCCTTTATTTTAATTCCATGAACGTAAAGCATGAGCTTACGTTTGATTATATACTCCTTTGTCCGAACACCTTTAGTATCTTCGACGATATACTCACCATCCCGATAATAAACGAAATCCGCGATGTAGTAAACTCCTCGTTCGATCAGCTTCTTTTTACGTAGCATCTTCCGCACTCCCTGCACTTCATAGAAACGATATTGAGGCGAAATAAGCTCGTATTTTACTTGCTCTTGTAATCCGGTTATAATCCCCTTCTTTTCGAGTAGTTTCAACTCCTTAGCGCGTCGATATTCCTTTTTAGAGTCGTATCCGTCTATTTTTACATTCTTATACTTTGCCATGTCCTTTTAATTGGTTTGTGAATAGTGGATAAGCCCGGATTCGAACCGGGAATGATACTTCAAGAGCCGCACCGCATTAACGGAATGTCTGGCGATCAACCTTACATAATTAGGCGTTTCCAATTCCGCCACTTATCCGATTTGCCGGGGCTTTCACCCGGCGCGTTGTTATTTAGTTATTTTCAAGAAGTCGGGAACAATCCCATATAACGCCGTTTTCCCGTCCCAACGATCAATAAACTGTTTGTACAAAATTTCTTTAGTCAATCCTCTTGACCGGATGATAGCCTGTTCTGTTTTTAGTTGTTCTAACTCGTTTAACTTCTTTTGTTCTTCAATCTGCTGATCTAATACCGAAATATTCGTATTTACTTCATTACGACTGTCTATTTTCTCACGTACCTTTTCCGAAAATTCTAATTGTGCAGAAAATGTTAGTAATTGCAATCCGCGTTTTTCAAACTCCGTTTCGATTATTTGTTCTAACCGTCTTTCAAAAATCAATGAGCCTCCGTCTGCCATCAAACTATCCGTTTTATGTTTACGACTTTCTTCTTTTATTAAATCATATATACGCGGCTCCAATATATTATCTTCAAGAGAACTCATAAAATCGCCTCCGTCGCTAATATGTTTATTATCGAATACCACATCGACCGCCCTTTCTTTAATCACTTTATATGAATAAGTCGGACGAGCTTTAAACTCTGTATTGTCTGCTGCTTTTAGTGTAACAGGTTCGGCAAAGTCACCTCTTTGGTCAAATAATGGAACTTGAAAAAGTTCTGTGCCCCATTCCCACGTAGAAACGCGTCCCGTTTTAATGGAAAAATCGTTCTTTCCGTCTTTCCCGTAATTCTCCATGAAAACACCTGCATAATTGGGAGCGACACGTTCACATGAAGCGAACAAAACAACGGCAACAAATGCCAATAGTAAAAACTTAAAAT